ACATCACCTGATCGGTCGGATTCGACACGGTGATCGTGCCGGATGCCGATGTGGCCCCCGAGGTGAACTGGTCGACGACGTTGTCCTCGTACCACATCGGTTCACCGGCCCGCAGCTTCAACACCAGGTTGCCGTACTGCTGTTGCAGCGGATCTGTCGATGGGGAGAAGTCCGGTTGCTCATACATGAGGACGTCGAGCTTGCGGGTGCCCGAAATTTCGGTTGACACCTCGATGGTGGTTTTCTTGGGGCTGGTTGACCACTGATCCTCTTCATAGAAGAAGATCTGCCGGAACAGCGATTCGTTGAACTCGAAGCTGTCGTTGAAACTGTCGGAGATGTGGAAGCCGAGCTCCATGTCGCGGTGCAGCCTCTTGATCGCTTTTTGTGTTGACCCGACCTGGAATGCACCGGTTTTCCACGTCGACTTGATGGGTGCGTCGTAGATGCCTTCAACTTGGCCTTTGGCCAGCCACACACCTTCGCGGCCGGCGTCTTGGCCGTGGACGTTGAACAGGGCGTTGCCGCGCCGTATGCGGATGGAGTTGATTCCGGGATCTGGCATTTAGGGACCTGGCCTGTTCGTGTACTGAATCTGAGCTAGCCGGCCGCGCTTGTTTAACTCACGTCCAAGGCTGTCAACGTCCTGGGTGTAAACGTTGTCAATTTTGAAAATGGGTTGCTGACCGGGCGGAGGAGCGTCAGTGGCCGTAAGTTGGGTTGACAAAAATGAGTCAGTTTCGCCAACCATTGCTGTGGGTGTCACAGGTTCAATGGGACCTGACGGCAGAATCTTGCTGAATCCATCAAAAATTTGTTGCCCAAGGTTTTCTAAAGGTCCTGGGACTGCACCAGGTTCCGCCCCGTTGGCTGTGCCGTGTTCGGTGGTATTGGGGTCAACATTTCCGGCCGCTTTATTGGCTCCGCCCGTCATAAGGTTCTTGAGTGCCCCGCTGATGGCTTCTTGGGGCACAAACCCAGAAACGTCTTGGTTCAAAAGTCGGGGTTGGCCGAACGGGGTGAGTTGTTCCAATAAAGAATCGACTCCAATTCCCAACAAGTCGAAACCGTAAGAGATTCCCCGCTTGGCAGTATTCGACGCCAATCCAATAGCAAATTGCGATGCCGCGCCGGCCGCTTCGCCGCCTACAGGACCTGCCGCGCCAAAGGATCCTGCCATCGCTGCTGCACTGGCCGCCGTTGATACCGCTGAGGCGGCCTGGTCGATGACACCGTTGATAAGTTCGCCGCCCATATCAATGATGCCGGAGAGGGCCGATCCGCCGACTGGGGCGGTGTTACCAGCCGCTGCGGGCATCGCCCCTGCGGTGCGCATGTCCTTTAAAGACGCGGCCCCACCCTTTGCGAACATCTTGATTCGCTTACGACCTCGGCCAATTTGGCCTAGGCCGCTTTCAAACCACCACGGCAAGTCTATTGCAATTCCTTTACCCGGCCCTGTTGTTTCCCACCACATGCCGGGTTGCAAACCCTGGTCCTTGTCTTTGCTGAACGGGTTGCGGTCTTGGCCTTCTTGGCCGGGACCGGTTTTGTCTCTTTTACGAACCTTGTCACCAAAACCATCGCCGCCTTTAGCTAGGTGCAAGGCTGCCCTGAATCCGTAAACAGAGCTTTGACCGCCCATAGCTTTAACATCTTTTGCGGTTAAGACGTGTTCGCCATCGGACAGCATCGCCGGAATTGAATCCGAAGTGCCTGTACCCGGCCCGAAAATGTGGCCACCTAAAGCCTTGCCAGGGACTCCCAACAATTGACCCAAGGTGGGCGGTCCACCGCTAGGGCCGGGAGTGCCTTGGCCAGGAACGACTACCCGCGGTGAAATGATAGCCGCCGACCACTTGGCAAAGAAGGCTTCCAAAGTTGAATTAGCTGGTCCTACGTTGGCGTTGACCGTGACCTCAACGGGCCGGCCAGCTTCGTCGGTGCGCCATTCAGTAGTTGTTTGCGCGGCAGGGGCGGTGTCCGAATCCGCAGGAATGACGATGGGTTCTGTTTGACCTTGCCGCAAATCATCCAAAGCAGACTTTGCCGGGGCGGTGTTCGCATCAATTGACTGCGTTAAACCCGGTATTGGTATCCCGCCAAGGGTGTTGGTTTGACCTGAAGACGCCCCAATATTGGGAAGGTTAGGCGGAAGGGCACCATTTGATGCTGGTCCAGGTCCTCCACCAATAATGTCAATGCCCGGTCTGATCGTGCCCGCGGTCAGGCCGCCTAACAGTGCACCCGGAACCCCACCAACTTTGCTTCCCAGCCAAGCACCAGCAGCGACATCAAGGGCCTGTTTACCAACGCTGGGGCCGTCGTTGAGTGGCTCGCTCGGCATGAACTCGCCCGGCTCACCGGACTTTTTTCGACCTGTAAAGTCATCAATAAGGTTCATGGCTTCCGCCACAAGGGCCAGCTTGCCAAGCAGCCCGACGCCCTTCTTGCTACCCAGTGCGTCCGAAACGTTGCCCAAACTACTCAACAGGCCAGTGAACTTGAGTGTTTTCCAAATCAGGAACGCTTCAAACACTTTTCGAATCAGGTCGGGATGTTCTTTCAGTATGTTGCTGATGTTCCCGATTACTGTCACAACCTCAACAGCGGCATCTTTGGCGCCCGTAAAGAACGTTTTGATGTCCTCGCGGTGCGCGGTAACCCAACGATCAAGCTCGTTCAGCTTGGCAGTGATGGTGTTGATGGACTCTTTCATGCCCTGCGCCGGATCGCCGGACTCGCCGCCAAACAATGCGGTAAGGAAATTCGCACCCACCCTTGCGACCGCGGTTTGCATGTTAGTCATGGCGCCCTGCAAGGTGTCGCCCAACCCTTTTGCCATGTTGCCGGCGTGATCGGTGATGGTCTGTTGCAGCATCTCCATGGTGACTTCGCCCTTAGCGAGCATGTCATCAAAGTCTTTACCGCTTGCGGCGACTGATTCTTTAATCCACGACGTGGCCGGAAAGCGAGTGTCTAGTCGCGCCAACGCTTCCCCGGTGACATTGCCTTTATTGACGATGTCTTGGAACACGTCGCCCATTTCGGCCATCGTGGTGCCGCCCATAGCGGCGGCGTCAGCAACTGACGCCATGTAGCCCTTAACGTCCTTGACCCCAGCCCCGATAGCGCCCACCGCAGTACCAAAAGCGGAATCCAACGAGAACGGGGTTCCGCTGACCACGTCGGTGACATCTTTGACGGCCTGCTGCACATCAACCATCGGCTTGCCGAACTTGGCGGCAGCTTTGTTCAACGATTCAAGTTTGTTTTTCGCTGTGTCTAAGGCGACCAGGCGCTCGAAGCCTTTGGTGAGCGACAAACCGATTCCGGCGATGGCCAGCCCGGCCCCAGCGGTCAAACCCGATGAGAGGGCTTTACCGGCGACCATTCCGATGCCGTTCATGGCTCCGCCGCCACCGAGTTCGCTGCGCCACCCCGCAATGACCCGACCTAACCCGACACTGCCCACCCCAGAGGCAAACGACTGCCCAAACTCCGCACCGATCTGCTTGCCGCGCATCCCCGCCACGGCACCCTTGCCGATGACCTGGCCCATACGGGCACCGATACGATCAAGTTTCGTATTCGGGATGCCGGCCATAATGTCTTGGTCGGGACGCCACCCACTTCTGAGTGCCTTTGATGCCTGCGTTGAAATGCGGGAACCGATATCTTTGCCCGCAACGTCAGCGGCGCTCCCGCCTCCTTGCAAAGCTTTCTTGATACCGGCTTCAAGTTTGGAGGTTTCGGCGACGATGGACACATAGCCTGTTCCAAGTTCAGTCGCCACGGCCCATCCTTTCCATTTGTGATTTCAGTTTCGCTTTTCGGGCCTGCAAGTCTTTGCCCGATGTTGGGGTGCTTCCGGGTGCCGCCGTCGGTTTGTCCACCGGCCGTTTCACCTGTTTCGGTTTGTCGCCTTTGCCGCCGCCGCGCTGCCAGTTACCCCACTGCGTCGCCGCCAGCACCGCACCCAGAAAGTCAAGTTCCGGGGTCCACCACCACGACTGCGGATGGGTTTTCCGATAAAACGCTGATGCTGAGGTGGGTGGTAAGTGTGCAACGAAATCGCGGAGGTCATTCCACGACAACCGCTCCCCGACATCGTCAAGGGTGTAACCGGTCATGGTCATCAAATCAAAATTGATGGCCCCGCCAGACTCGTCTAGGAGTCGGTCGAGGCCACCAATTCCCCCACAGTGATCGTGGAGCCGTTCTGAATGAGTTCCGCGATCTGCTCCAACTCAAACAAGTGCAAGCCGTTGACCACGTTCAGCTCGGTTTCGTTGACAAACGGCTTCAGCAGAGCCAACACCGTTTCGATGCCCCGGTCTTGGGGCGTCAACGGTTCCCCGTCGTCATCTTTCATGTCTTCAATAGCTGCCAGAGCTTTGTTGAGTTCTTTAAACTGCTGGCGGGACATGCAGTCAAAGCGGGGCACCGTGAAACTGACCGGGGTGCGGCCTTTCACAGCAGCACCGTTTTCGTCAAATGCGTAGTCGCCGTTGGCGTCGACCGGCAACACGATCTCGATGCGGGCCGACCGGTGATTGGCACCGATAATGGGTTTCGACATGGGGGACGGACCTTCCTTGTTGTGACATGTGGGTACGGGCCTGATGTGGGGCTGCGGTGGGTGGCAGGCCCGTCCCAAGACACCACCCACCGCAGGATTGGGTTACGACCCTGCGGAGTGGCCGGCGTCGTGGATGTACTCGATGACCGCTTCGCTGTTCCCGGTGGCGGGCTTGTAGCAGTCCACGGTGATCGTGTACTTGAGCAGGTCGTTGTGCACGTAGACAATTTCGCCCACATCCACAACAGCGCCCTCTTGGACGACCAGGCGGCGGGTTTTGGTCCCGTCCACCGTCTGAACGATGAACGCCGAACGAGGAAGCTGCTTGGAACGATGCTCCACCCTGATGGTGCGGTTACCGGCACCATCAACACCCAACGTGAGGCCGGGACCGAACACGGTCTCCAACACGTCGGGATCGGTTTCGAGCAGCGACAGTTGCAGCGACTCCGCATAGGAGCCTTGCGTGGTCTTCACCAAATCCGAGCCGAAGGCGTAATGCTTTTGCACATCGCGCTCGGTCATCACGGTGATGCCCTCTTCGCCCAACCAGCCGTGGTCCACGAACAAGGCGTTCAGCGGCGCGGTGGCGTTCGTGGGAAGGGTGGTTCCCAGCGGTGCCCGGTAGAAAACCCCACCGGAATCCGGGCGCGTAGGCGCCCAGATGATAGATGAATCTGGCATGATATTTTTGCCCCTTTCAGGCGTCCGGGACGGGCCTGACAGGTTGTTATTAAGTTGTTTATTTAGTTGTTTATTCGGTTGTTATTTAGTTAGCTGCCTGGGGGAACTGACAGAACCGGTGCGGTGGACAAGCTCAAGTTGCCTTGAAATTGCCACCGCTCCATGTCGATGATTTCCGGGTGCGGAAAGTCGACAGGGCCTTGTTCGTTTGACCAGTTGCGGATCCACGCGCCCTCCACCGTGGTGGAGATCGCGTTTCGCAGCGCGGCCCTGGCCGTGGCGGTCATGTTTTCGCATGTTTCAACATCGGGGCCGAAACATTCGATGAGGATGCGGGCCACATCGGTGATCGGGGTGTCTTGGCTGCCACCGATCCGAGACACCTTGATGAACCGGATCGGTCGTTGCTTCGGCATACGTGCCGACACCAAGGCGTACGCGCCGAAAGCGTCAGCCAGCACCGAGATCGTCACTTTGACGGCCGGCTTCGGGGTGAGATACCAGACGGTCACTGAGCGCCGCCCAATGCCCGAACCAACGTGTTGTATTTGGCGTTGTGGCGGATCGTGTGCGGTGACACGGCGGCCACCGACACACGCCAGCGGCCTTGGTTGACCTGCTTACCTGGTTGAGAAGTCATCTCGTAGAGCCGGTCGGTGCCACCGTTGCGGGTGAAGCTGCTGTTAGCGGCGTTTAACACTGTTAGGCCGATGCCTTCCAACATGTTTTGCACCGGACCCGAGTAACGGATGGCCCGGAACCCGGCAATGTTGGCTTTAAACCGGACCTGAGCCATCAGGAACCGTATTCGGACAGAACACCAATAGCCCGGTACGAAATTCGGTACGGGGCCAACCGTTGCTTTAAAGCATTGGTCAGCCACGGCCCCGAGGTGGTCGCTGATTCGGTGCCAACATAGACGCCAGCGGCTTCCCGCGCTGTGGAGTAGCCGCTGGCGTCATAGTCTGCAACCGTGATCGACGGTTTCGTAAACACGGCAGCGACGATGGTGGCGACCACCCGAACAACCGGACCCGGAACCGGATCCAGTTCAGTGTTCAGGTAGCCGATCACCAGATCGGTGGCCTGGTCAAGCTGATTGTTGACCGCCACCGATTCGGCTGCTGTAAGTGACCGCCCGAGAGCGGCCACCACATCAGACGACGTCGCATACGCCATTACTACGAGCCCGAGTTCACCAGCGCCGACACCGGGGTCTTGTTGACACCCAGCGACGTGGCGTGCTTGCCCAACACGTAGGCGTAGCGTGCCTTGAACCGCAAAGCCACCATGTCGCGCTCGGCCAGGTTGATGCCACCGACGGTGGCCTGATCCAAGAACTTCACGGTGATGTCCTGGCGGACACCGATGCGGATGCGGGTGGAGTCGGCCACCAACGCCTGAACACCGGCACCAGTCCATGCACCGTTACGGTTCAGGACAGTGTTGAAGCCGGCGAACTGCTCGTCACGCCACACCGGCTGACCGGTGGAGTCACGAGTGTTGATGACGTCGTAGCGGAACGTCAGCGGTGCCAGCAGCACGTCGGGCTGGAAGCCCGCCGCCGCGACCTGGCGGGCCGCCTGAGTGACGCCACCCACGAGGTCAGCCGTGTTGGCTGTGCCTGTGGTGTAGGTGACGGTCTGCGAAGCCGCAGACGCCGCCGGGTACAGGGCAGCCGACGTCCACGACGCGGGCTTGCCCACACCGAAGATGACGGCCTGGTCGAGGCGCTTGCCCATCGACTCACCGGCACGGTTGGTGATTTCCTCGAGGATGGGTGCGGTGGCATCAGCCAGCACATCCTCGTGGACCGGGACGATGACGGCGAGTTCTTCGACGACCATCGTCAGATCGGCCCAGTTGACTTCGCTGGTCGGCTTGGTCTCGGTCTCCGACACCCACGAGGAGTCGGGGAGAGTGGACAGCACCGGCAGGTGGGTCAGCTTGGTGCCCAGGTTGACGGTCGGGAAGGCGCTCAGAACCGTGGACCCGGCGACAGCCGCGGCCAGGAGGGTCTGCGAGTACGCTTCCTCGATTGCTGTGGATACATCGGCGCGATTGATATCGGCCATAGTGTTACACCCCTTTCGAAAGGTGATTTTTACCGCTCAGGTGGCGGTGATTGTTTTGCTTGGATCAGGATTTGCCGCGAAAATTGCGGACAACGGCGGCGGCCCTGTCTTTCGGATCCAACCGGTTATCGGAACCGGTGGCACCAGACTTGTAAGACGTCGCCTTGGGCCGTTGAGCCTTCGCCAACTCAGACACTTCAGCCAAATATTCCTCAGCGGAGGTTTCCAGTTCTTCAACTGTGCTGCCACTGATCCTGTGGGCCGGCACACCTTTGGCGGATGCCACCGTGGTGCGGACAGTGTTGAAACGTTCGGACTCCAACTCTTTTTCGAGCTGGGCCATCCGTTCAGACACTTTCTGCACCTCAGACTTCGAAGCCTCTTGCAGCTTGTCGAACTCTGCTGCTTTCGTCTTCAAGTCGGTGTAGTCGGCGTATTTGGCGCGTTCCCGGGCGATCCTGGCGCTGACTCGTTTGTCGAAGTCCTCCTGGGAGGTGATTGCTTCGAATTCTGAGGCGGTGTCGGTTTCGATTTCCGGGGTTGGCTGTTCGCTCATCGGTTTTCTCCGTGTTATTTGAAGCCCCGTCGGGCTTTCCGTTATCTATTGCTGTGTCCCCGTCGGGACGCCACCCATTAACCGCTGGGTGTGGGCGTTACGTTTTGTGTGGACCGCATTTTGTTCACGATGTCGTTGAGGTTTCCCCCAACTTCGGCGCGGGCCGTGTTGTATTCCTTTAAAAAGCCTTTGACATAGTCCGGTGGAGTGTAAGTGTCACCGGCCCGCACAGGCACCGCCATGCAGTGGCAGTTGTCGTGGCCTCTCGTGGCGTTCTCAGCGGACTTGTAGACGGGTTCCCGAGTGGCCAGTACCCGGCACCAAGCGCAGGCGTTAGCGGAGGCGTAGCGGGCGAACCGAACCCCTTCACGCTGAGCGTTTTCGACCACCGTTGTTCGTGAAGTGGTGAAGATGTGTCGTTCTGTGGTGCCGATCATCGCCGCCAACGGATTGAGTTGGCTGAACGCCCACCCCACCGACGCCGACAGAACATCGCGTGCAGGTAGCAACGACGGCCGGGTGTCGAAAGTGCTTTCCGGGGCTAAAGAGTCGTACCACTCTGCCGATAAGGTTCCGGCCGCAGACAAAAACGGATCAACCACATCGGGGTAAGCCTGTTTCATCTGTTCAGAATTGGCGCTGCTGAACAGTTGGGTCACAGACCTGCCCGCCACCACCGATAGGCGAAGGATCAGCCCTTGCAGTGCAGCGACTTCAGTTGGTGACGGCACCGTTACTCAACGGCATATTCGCCGGGGAAGGGCTCGGCGACGCGGCGGGCATCTGCTGCACCGGCACCTGCTGCAACGCCGCCACCAACTGGTTGGCCTGATTGCGTCGCAACGAATCCTTAATCGCTTGGACTTTCTGCTGCGTCACACCCGGCACAATGTCGACCAGCTCATCAATGGGGATACCGGCGGCGGCCAGCTTCGTGATGCCGTCCACGATCGCGCCGAACGCCCGGGCTTCGGTGTCACGCCACTGCACCTCGGAGCCGGTATCAATGGCTGTTTCGGTGTCGCCTTCAATTTCGCCGGCCAGCCGAAAGACCTGCTCCCAGGACTCACCGAAGGAATCGCGTTTCGCGGTGAGTTTGCGTTGCTGATTGGCTTCGCTGGCGGCCAGGGCCTCGGCGCTGAGGTTGACCATTTTGCCGGTCACCTGAGCTGGCGAGATTTGGGCGGCCATCGCGATGTGGTTCATAATCTCGTCCAATACCGAGTTGTATTGATCCAACCCGGCCGGCGGGAACGAGTTCACCGACACGTCCGGGTCCTCAAACGCCCACACCCGTCGGGCTGAAGCCCGCAACACATCGGCCGCCGAACCTGACCAGCCCGTAATCACCTTTTGGGGGTGAGCCCCGAACCTCGACGCCAACAGGCGGTCAAAGTTGACCGAGTTGAGGGTGCGCTGCATCTTGATCAGCGGATCTATCTCACCGACGATCATGTCGTCGGCGTCACGAGTGTTGATGAACCTGACTACTGGGCAGTGGGAAGCACCATGCAGGATCGGCGGATTGAACGACGAAATGTTGGCGACCCGGGCAACCAAGGTTTGATATTCGCGGGATGCCAACGCCGGAATCTCCCCCAAATCCAAGGGGTAAATGTATTCCTCGTCGTACAAGGTGGCTTTCCACCTGGGGTGGGCGTCGGTGGAATCAATCCACTGCTCGAAGGCGTACTGCGGCCACAAATCGACCTGCGGATCTTCATACACCGCCAACAGTTGCCGCGGAGAACGGGTCTTCCACACCGAACCCTCATCACCGGAATACACGATCACGTAGGCCGCGCCGTACGTCACTGCCGGCCGATGAACCTCAGCCTGGCGGGCATCCATACGGTTCCGCTGCCACATCGCCCACCCGGAAGCGTTCTCCCGAGCCAACGCCGACTTGTATCCGGTCACGCACAGGTTTTGGGTGAAAGAATCCCGCACCAAACCCATCACATTTTTTACCGACAGGCTGGCAAGCTCTTTGATTTCATCCTCGGAACCCTCCGGGACCTCCGGGGCGCCCATCGTCCCCGACACATAACCGTAAATACGGTCCAGATAGGTGCGCTCATCCAGATGCAGACGCCACATATCGGCTACGACACGGCGGATACCATCTTCATCTAACAATTCACACCTCCTCTACACAAAACATGCTTTGCCCGACCTGACTTTCGGTTTTTCGGCGACCTCACCGGAGGTCAAACCCCACAACGCCAAGGTGGCTGCACACACAGGGGTGATATCTGATTCAGAGTCCTTGCGGGACCAGCCGAAGCCGGAATCCCCAATCTTGCGTTTACGGGCCGCCGCCAACGCCGAGTTCAACAACGGCTGATCTAAATGCCGAACAGCACCATCCATCACCGAGTCGTAAAACCCGCCGAACGCCGCCGCCATCTGACGGGCCGACGTCACCGTTACCGTCAAACCCCGCAACCGCAGCGGATCGACCATCGAGAATGCGGCCGAAGCCCCATCCACCACCACAGCACGAACATCGTGCCGTTCGCACAAATCGACGAACCGTTGCACACCCCAGTCCGGTTCCCCGCGCCGCGTCTCCAACACATCCACGTACGGCAGACCTTCGGTAGTCCACGAGGCGGACGCAATCGTCGCCGTTGACCTGTCCGGGGACACATCGAGGGCGAACGCGACTTCGCCGCCGCGGTCCACCACATTGGCGTCGGCCACAACTTTCCACGAGTCCGCAGAAATCACTCGTTGCGATCCGGCCGAATCCCACATGCCCAAACGTTCGCGGGCGAAGCCTTCATCGGAGAATCGGGAACGCTCCCCCGCGACCACGTCCCATTGCAGCCGGCCACCCACTGCCGGATTCGCCGCCGCCGCCGATAACGGATCATCTAGATCGGCGGAACCGGTGCAGGACCATTCATGCCACGCCAACCTCGAGGATTTCCCGGACAGGGCATCGTCGCGGATCCGGCTAAACACTTCGCCGTTGGCGGTCGGCCCTGGCGGGGTGCCCGTAAAGATCCATTGCGGATTCCCGAGCGGGGCCGCCGACGTCGTCGGCATCAACGCCTCAAGGGCATCGTCGGAAAGTTCCTGCGCCTCATCACACACCAACACATCGACCGTGAACCCTCGACCGGAGCCCTTGGACCGGGCCACAAATTCCACCGACCCGCCATTCGTCAACACGATGGCCTCCTGGCCGTTCGTCCGACGAATGTCTTTCACCAAGTCGGCCAACTCAGGCCACTTGCGGGTGTTCTCAAAAAACGAGGCCAACCGCAGGAAAGCTTTCCGGGCCGTCTTCACCTCGTGGGCGGTGTGCAGAAACTTTTCCCCGAGCTGCACAATCCCGAACAGCTCCCGCATCTCGAGGATCGCATTTTTGCCATTTTGTCTCGGAAGGGCGCAAGCGCAGGTTAACGAAGCCCATTTGCCGTTCTTCGCAACCCTGGCCAACCAATCCTCAAGCACCAAAGACTGAAAAGGATCAGGCGCAAGACCGTAGGCCGACGACAAAAAGGCGGCATCCTCACCATCGCCGCGGAACCGGCCTTTAGGCGCGACGTGAACCCGAGGCGTCTGAACGCCGTGCGGCAAGTTCATCTAACGCCGTGCCCTTCCGCTGAACCGGGGCCAACTCATCCAACTCACGAACCACATCCGCAAGCTGCTTAGTGATCGGCGCAATGTCTTTCGGCGCCCCATCGAAGCTGTCAATCAGGCCGGCCAAGTAATCCCGCAACGCCAGCAAACCGGCTGTCCGATCCCCCGACGAAACCGCTTCCGATATGCCCACGTCAGGGCATGTTTTTCGAGGTCGGGGGGATATTTGCCGCA